GCTGCCGTCGGGGAGCTTGACGTCCTCGCCGGCGGGCGGAACGGAGACGACGGCCGATACTGCCGTGCTTGCCCCCTCGATCACCGACTCGGAGATCCACTCGCAATTCGTCGTCTGCGTCGCGAGACCCACCGGCACGGTTGCCGAGAAGTTCAGCATGAACGACGAGATCGCGGAGAACGCGGGGGACTTTTCACCATTCGCCACTGTCTAGCTCCTTGTGGTCACGGCCGGGATCGCATGATCCCGCGCACCCTCGATACCATGCCGGCCGACGAACTCGGCGAACCGAAGTCTGCCACGGTGCGGCCGCCGGCGAGAAAGCCCGTGCTTGCCGACGCGAGCAGCGCGTCGATCGTCGTCGCCATCGGGGATCCCTGGTTCAGCGCGTTCCCGGAGCGATCGTCGAAGAAGCCCGTCACGGCAATCAGAATCGCGTGCCGGATCTGCGGGGGGACGTCGGCCGCCGTTCCATATCCGGCCTGCCATTGGATCCGCCCCCGGCCGCCGGCCGGCCACGATCCGCCCGCGGGGGCGACCCGTGGGTCTAGGTCATGGTCAATGAGCACGACTTCGGGAACGAACACGCTCCCTGGGTTCGAGCGGTCTTCGATCTCGACACGAAGCCGCGGGTCTGGACGGTAGACCGGCGGCATGTGGAGCGTCACCGGGCCGGACGGCATGCGGTCGACGATCAATTCGTAGGTGCCGAGCGTCAGGGCGCGCCCGAGACGGGACGCGACCCACTCGCTCGCCGTCGCGACGCACGACATGACGTAAGAGTCGTTCGAGTCGTCGTCGCGTTCGAGGCGGAGATGCTCCTTCGCCTCGGAGAGAGTGACGGGGTAGGTCGCCTGGGATAGCCGCCGGATGGATGCCGTCACGCTACCCCCTTCGCTTGATCGACCCCTGGCTGAAAGAAGACCGCCGGCCAGACGGGACGGTCTCCGGCATGTCTGCCGAACGGGGCGGAGCCGGTGGGGTGTCCACCGGCTCCGCCATCTTTCGGCGGATCCAGACGTCGGCTTGACCGCGGTTCACGGCCGGGATGATCTGCCCCGCCTTGTAGACGGAGAAGTCCCGGAGCATGCGAATGGCGACGGTCTGCGACATGGGTGTCTGGTTCCTTTTTTCCTGGGCTAGCTTCTTGGTCAGCCAGCCGACTTGATGACCACGACCGGCCCGACGTTCTTGTCGTCGCCGACCGTGTGGGCATTGATCGCCCACCGGGTCGTGGCCCGGAGGAGGATCTGGTCGTACTCGAAGTTGCGATGCTCGCTGGTCTTCATCTCCAGTTCGCGACGCACGCCGAACATCGTGCTCTTCCGGAGATCGCCGAAGAGCACCTTCGGCTGACCGGGGTCGTCGCCGAGCACGCTGTTCATCGGCACGACGTCGACGACGGGGTAGCCCAAGAAGCGAGCCGTGGCGGTCCCGCCGGCGATGTCGGACGGCAGGAGACCGCCAGCGGCAAGCTGGAGTCGCTGCATCGAAGCGGCGTAGCCGGGGGCGCTGACGTACCACTTCGCATTTGCCCGAGCCCACCGCGGGATCAAGGCGATCGCCTTGATGAAGGTGTCGAGCATCATCGTCTCGAAGGACGTCTCGCCGGCACCCGCGGTGATGACGCTGGCTTCGCAGCCAGCGGACAGCAGGGTCGGGATGATGCCCTTGAACATGCCGGACGCCGGGGTGCCGTCACCCATGAAGCCGTCCTCGTCGGCCTTCGTCGCGAACGCGAGAGAGATCTCCTCGGTCACTGCCTGCCCGATGTCGGGGATGGAATCTTCCATCACTTCCGTCGTGAGCGGGACGATGACGGCGGCCTTCTTCGCGACCAACTGGACGCGGTCCCAGTTCGCTTGATCCTTCGGGATCTCGTTCCCTTCGTCGACGTAGAAGGCCGACACGCCCTTCGTCCGGCGGGGGACGGAAAGCGTGTGGCTCTTCATCGGCTGACGGTACGCTTCGCGGGGGAAGACGCCGTACTGGTCGACGTTCCGGAGGATCGTCGCGAGGAACTCCGGATTGGTGAGATTCCCACCGCGGATGTCCTCACCCTCGACCTGACCGTCGGCCGGGAGGGCACGGGAGAGGATCCCGTGTTCCTGGCAGTAGCGCTTCGCCGACTCGATGCCGTAGATCGTCGCGAGGAAGAACTGCCCGGCGCGATAGGCGTCGCGCTCCCCGTTCGGGCCGGGGAAGCAGGAAAGCTCCCGGTAGTGGTACTGCCCCGGCTGGACGGGGTGCGGCTCGCGACCGGCCGGCTTCGGAGCGGATCGCCCCGTGATGACCCGCATGTTCGCCATGCGCTTCTGGATGTCTTCCTCCCGCTCCAGTTCGGCGCGGGCCGACTCGGAACGGGCCGTGAGGGTGTCGATCTCCTTCTCGTCGGCGATCGACCGGGAATCGAGCCCGGTGAGCACTTCGAGACGATCGGCGATTTCGGTGATCTCGGTCTTGAGTGTCGCGAGCTTTCCAGACATGGGATTGGGTTCCGTCAGGGGAGGGGAAGTAAGTTGTCCCGGGGCAACAATTCCCCGATGAACAGCAGGCTACGAATCGGTCAGGAAGCGGGCAAGGAAAAATCTAGCTCTCGTCGGGCTCGTCGTCCGTTTCCGAGACGGGGGCTTTGGCGGCTGAAATGCGAAGCTGCCGCTCCTGCTCGGGAATGGACTTCCAGTCGTCTTCGGTGATCCGCCGCCAAGACCACCACTCGGCACCGAAGGGTGCAGGCCAATCCTTCGGGCACTCCCTGCCGTCCGGCAGGAAGAACGTCATGGTCTTGGGGTCGGTCGAGTCGTCGATCACGACAGACATGAGCGTGTCGTTTTCCATCATGTACGTCTTTGCCATCGCTAGCTCCCCATGGCGATCCCGTGCGCCGCAGTCGCGAAAATCAACTGCATGGCAGCGTCAGCGACCATCTTATCCTTCGGATTGACGTCGGTGCCACGCGCCTTTTCGTAGACGGCATGGCTCGCGTCTTTCGGCGATCCGTCCGTCCCGTCGTAGATCGCGCGGATGTGGAACTGGACTTCCGAGAGCACGCTCCGGCCGGACGGCGTCTTCGCCAGCACCTTCGCATGCACCCCGACGTAGCCAGAGGGGTTCGCGTTGTTGTCCCACTTGTTATCGATCTCGACTCGGCCACCGCTCTTCTCGACGTCGCTCTTGAACTTGCGGATCGCCGCCCCGAGCTTCTCCGGGGTGTCGGTGATGATCGAGCCGCGGACGACGTCGTCGAGGAGTTGGATCTGTTGCGTCCTCGTGCGAACGATCGGCCGCTCCACTCCGGCGGCCTTCTGCTTGTTGTAGAAGTCCATTTGCTTGCGGGCGATCTTCTCGGAGACCTTCTTCGGGCTTTTGAGGATGTGCTTGTCCTCCGGTCCGAAGAAAGGCTTTCCGCCGGCGGCCTTCGCGGCATCCCTCACCATCTTCTCGAAGGCAGGGGCGGCGGCCCGGGAGTCGGCGATTAGCTCGCGGAGAGTGTTGGCGGAGTTGACTTCCTTGATTCGCGCGTCGCCGATGGAATCGGGGACACCGATCCGCTTCGCGATCGCGGCGGCGTTGGCGATGTGGAGATTCTCGATCGGCTTCTGGTCGACTGGGACAAAAGCCCCGATCGCGGCGTTCCACTTCGCGCCATGGTCATGCTCCTTGGCGAAAGACTCGATCTGCTGCTTCGAGCAGCAGTCTCCGCCGGCGTCCTTGGTGCCGTCTTTGCCGGCGGCGACCTTCGGGGCGTCGTTCACTTCGACGGTGCCCTTCTTCCCTCCGCCGTCCCCCTTCGCGCATGTGTTGCCGCGGCCGAACCGACCGTCGTTGTCCTGGCCGCAGTCGCCGACGCTACGGCTGGCGAGCCCCTTCTCGCGAGCCCAACCCACGAAGGCCAGCGCCTTCGGGAACGCGACCGATACGCGAGTCTGGAGAGCCCGCGCCGTGTCGATCGCACGGGCGGCGACATGCCCCTCCGTCCCGGAGAACGCCGGGAAGAGCACGGGGCCGACGTCGATGACACGGGTGAAGCCCGTGAGGTTTCGCCGGGGGAGACCGGCGGCAGATCGCGGCGACCACTGCTCGTGCTTGCGGGCGTTGGCGAAACTGTAGCTAGATCCGGTGACGTCACCGCGATCGATCAACTCGGCGACCCACCAGTTGTGCCGCGGCGGTGGGGAGATGTACCGGAGACCGATCGTGTCCTGGGAGAGCTTGAGCGTCCCGGCGCCGTGACGACCGAGCACGACGGCTTTGTCGTGATTGTAGAGGGCGGCGATGTTGTCGCCGGTGCCGTTCATCGAGCGGTTCAAGACCTCTGTGAACGACCCGGGGGAGACCGTCTCGACGAAGCCGCCGAGATCCCTCGACTCACTGTCCCAGACGGTCGCGTACCCGGAGATCACCGGGTCGCCGCGCTTCCTGGCAGCGCAAACCGGGCACGGCTTGCTGGAAAGGCAACGAAGCTCGCACTCGCCGAGAGCGTCCGACGCGCGGGTGTAGACGCGAGGGCGACCGAGATCGGTGTCGAGACAACGCGACTCGATCTCCGGTCTGACCAATTCGGGGGCGGGCATCGATGCCTCCAAGACGGGTTTGTCTTGGAGTTTTCCGCCGGCCGCCCGAATCGGGCAAGCTAGCGTCAGTGGACCGTGCCGGCCGGGTTCTCTGGCACAGAGACCGAGACGACCGTCCCCCCGGCGCCGCGAGCAACTTCCCCGGCGACGTATGCAAGCCGGCTCCCGAACGCGGGCGAGTAGCTGGCGGCGGCAATCGCGGCCATGCGGGCGAGTGACTTCGCGAGCGTCTCGTCGCCGTCGCCGGTGACGGCGTATCCGTCCGCGGCCTGGGTGATCGTGAACTGAGAGCCGTGCTTCGTCTTGATGATCGCCTGCATGGGCTAGCTCCCCGTGTTGATCGGCGTGCCTTGTCTGGCTCTGGCGAAAGCCCCTCGGGTTTGCGTCAGCGCCCGGCCGGTCAGGATGCCGGCAATGAGATCGAAGTATTCCGGGTCGGCAATCGCGAAGGCCGCACCGTCTGCCTTCATAAGTTCTACGCCCATCGAGACGATTTCGGTCGATCGTCTGCTTTCGTATCTTTTCCCGGTGTAGAGAGCCGAATGTTCGGCGGCTGCGGAGCCTTCCAGCCGGGCCGCCGCGAACGCCTTCGCGAAGTCATCGGCCCGGCCGATCTCGTCGTCGGTGAAGATCGAGTCGGGGTATTTCTCCTTGAGCTTGACCTCGGGGCTCCCGGCGGTTCTCGCGATCGAGAAGTCCCATGCGAGATCACGGGCTTCTCGGTTGGCGTGTTCGATCTGGTGTCCGTACTCGTGAGCGACCGTCGACGCCGAATCGCCTGGGTTCAGATAGGTAGTGCCAGCCGTGGATGACTCGGACGCTAGCTGCAATACCCGATCGAGGCTCGGGGCGACGCCTTGCGCCCAAATCGTCTCCGCTTCGACGAGCTTCTTGTGGTATTCGATGTCGTTGCCGTAACCCGCGGACGCTCGATCCCTCTTGGGGTCGTACTCGACCGGCGCGGTAAGCGCCCGACGATGAATGAGCGGGTGCGCGATCCCGCGGAGGAACTTGTCGGACTCTTCGAGATTCTTCTGCGCGGCTTCCGACGCTTGGTACGCGGCAACGCTCGCGGCGGCGTGCTTTTGCCCGACGCCGCCAATGAGCTTGCTCGCGTCGCCGCTGAGTCGCGTGGGGTCAGTCCTCGAAAACTCCATTTGTTCCCGGCGAGCGGCGGCGGATGCTTCCAGAGCCTTGCCGCCGTCTTCGCGGAGCACTCGGCCGACTTCTTCGCGGAGAACTTTGGCGGCGATGTTTCGGTTGGCTTCCTTGACCTTTTCGTAGTTGAAGACCGCGTTGTCGATGTCACGCTGCATGTCGTCGCCGGCCATGGCGATCTGGATCCGGATCTTGGCGAGCTTCGACGCGGTCTCGACGAGAGCTAGCTTCTCTTCTTTGCTGACTGCCGGATCCATGGAAGCCCGGGTTGCCGCCTCGCTCGCGACCTGTTCTTCGAGATAGGCTTTGTCGAGGGCTTCCTGCCACTTCTCCATCGCGTCTTGTGCGTTGCGTCTCCACTCGACGGCGGCGAGATACTTCTCTTTGGCCGGACCTTGAAGGGCGATGATCCGCTTTCGCATGCGGTTGAAGTCTTTGATGTGCTCTTTCCGCACTTCCTCCCATGACTTCGCAGCGCCGACGAACTCGGGCGGGGGCGTCGGAGCCTTATGCCGGGCCGGCTGCGGACCGCCCGTCTGCGACGGGGCAGGGGTCTCTGCGGCGGGGGCGCTCCCGTCTCCAGCGGCGCAGGTGTTGCCCGGACCGAACAATCCGCCGGCGACCTGACCGCAGGGGTTCAAGGCTCGGGACTCGGCCGGCAGCGGCAGCGATAGCCGCTTCGCGTCACGGGTAACGTGATTCCCTTCATGCCCGCCGACGGAGTCGAGTGGCTTTCCGGTGCGGTTCGCGACCGAGACATGGAACGGTCGCGTCGGCTCCGCAGTCGCGTACTCTTCTCCGAGCGATCCGACGTAAGCCCTGAGTGCTTCCTGCTCGTTCACGAGAGCAAAGACCGACCTCTTCCCGTACCGCTCGACGACGTAGACCTGACTTGGATCGAGCGTGACGCGGAACCCCAACGGCGGGAGCTTCTTCCCTTTCAGCCCGTCGGCGAGTCCGTAGCCAAGAAGGGTGACATGGAGATCGTCGGTCGCGATCGGCTTTAGGTCAGGAAGCGCAGCGATGGCGGCTTTCTGGATGTCGGCCGCTTCGGCCGGCGGAACTTTGACCATCAAGATCCGGTCGACCTCCGGGGTGTCGGACCCGTCGCCGGCAGCGCAGGTATTCCCCGATCCGAAGCGCCCGCCGGCGATCTGACCGCATGGATTCAAGGCCCGCGACTCGGTCGGTGCGACTGCGGCTAGCGCGAACAAGCCGGCGAATGTCGGCGGCGGGGCCGGGCACCCGACTGCCGCCTCGACTTGCCGGGCTCGCGCGGCGTATTCGGCAAAGGGCTCGCCGGGCTTGCGGGTGATCTGCATGGCTAGCTCCGGGGGACAGCGATGATCTTTCGGATCCTGGCTTTCCTGGCCGCCAGTTCCTTATAGGTGCGGGCATGCCATCGCTTGCACTCCGCCTTCGCGGCGTCGTTCTTTGGGGTTCCGTCGGGGTTGAAAACGTAACTCATTCGTCCTCTGTCTCCACGAGATCGACGACCGTTATGCCGGTGTACCGCGATCCGTTCGTTCTCTCGATCGTGACGTCTTTTGCGACGTTGGCGACGCGAAAGCTGGCGCTGTGAGGATAAAGGATTTCGTACTCGCCGCCGGCCGAACTGACGCGGTCGATTGGGGCGCCGGAGCTACCGACGAATCTCCAGAGCGTCTTGATGGCGGATCCCTTCCAGTCTACCGCGAACGTCGGGCTAGCGCTCGTTGAAAGAAAACCTTCGCCGGAAAAAATGTCCCCGGGCGAAAGCCCGTCGGCGAGCGATTTAGCTCCCCCTCCGGTGGACCGCCAGCTTGCGATCGGACCGTTGGTGTTTGCGTCGCTGGCGATCTGCCGAAGCCCGTCGTCGAGCGATTCGAGAGTGGTGCCCGACGAGAACTCGTCTGATTCGCGTGCGGCGTCGTAAGCCCACTGGAGCGCGTCGTCGTAGGTCGTGTAGTCCTTCTTGCGGCTGAACCCGGAGATCCAAGAAGGCGAGTTGTCGGCCACGAGTGAGTCGAGTTTTTCTAGCAATGCTTCTGGCGTATCAACGCTGAATGTCTCGCGGTAGTCGCGGATCGTCTCGGCGATGTCGTTCAATGACTGGCGTTCGTGATCTCGCATCCCCGGGATGTAGATCGTCTTCGCGTCGTGCGGGTCGCCCGGCATAGGCTTGACCGATGTGAACTCGAAGCTCGGGTCGAAGGCGGCCGGCCACTCTTCGCCGTGAAGAGAGAAGTGGTCTTGCGCCCATCGGGATTTCACTTCGGCGTAGATCTTCTGGGCTTCGTTGAGGGAGTTTTCCCAGATCGGGAGCGCGTCTTTGCCGTTGTCGATGACGTCGAGCGCGTCGGAGTCGGTGATCGGGATCAAGTCGTCGTCGCCGTACTTGTGGAGAATGTCGTCGGGATCGGCTTCGTCGAGGTTGTTTCCAGTGACGAGAACGTGATCGAGGCTACCGTCTCTGGCGGCGTTGTTGGCGGATTCGTACTGGTCGCCCGTGTAGGCGCGGATCGCTTCGAGGACTTCGTCGTCGGCGCTCCTGGCGGCGCTCCAGTCGACCGCTTCGATGAAAGGACGGTCGTTTGCAGGGAGCTTGAGCGTGCCGCCGTCTTCGACCGGCGTGAGCATCTCGCAGACCGGCGGGCAGTTCGCCGCGGACGTCGGCATGCTGCCTTCCGGCGTGTCTTCGGGCTCGCCGCCCCCGCCCCCGGCATCCCCGTCGCTCGCCGCGCAGGTGTTCCCCGGTCCGAACAATCCGCCGGCGACCTGACCGCAGGGGTTCAGGGCGCGAGAGCCGGACGACTGGTCGCGGAGAAGGATCTCGTTCGGCGACATGCCGGCTGCGAGCATCGCGTCTTTCTCGCCGGCACGCGAGAGGATCGCCCCCATGTCGAGCATGTTCATTGGCCGCCCCATGGTTCTAGCTTGACTGCTTTGCCGGACGCGATCCGGTACTCCGCCTCGACGGGGTTTCGCTTCTCGCCCTTGGCTTCCGGGGAAGCCGGGGTCGCTTTGAAGACCCGGATCTGGTCGCGGGGGATCGCGGCGAAGGCGTCGAGATCGTTGAAAGCGAAGAACGGGTCGTACTTCCCGGTCACGGCTTCGCGCTGGAGCGAGTGGGAGCGGTACAACTCGAAGGCTTGCTCTCTCGCCTCGGACGGGGTTGCCGGGCGACCCCACCGATTCCACCGCTGGACGCCGTCAGCGCCGGTGAGGGGGGAGCCAATCGGCTTCCACGATGAATCGACCGACGACTGCGGGGCGTAGCCGGCGGATCTTCCCGGAGCGTCCTTCGGGGTCTCGACGGAGACCCGCGGGTCGCCGCCGTAGAGATCGGCGAGTGAGCGACCGTATCGCCCTTCCGACCACTTCTCTAGCTCCGATAACCATCCCCCCGCCGTCGCCTCGGCGATCATGTCTGCCGGCTTGATCTTCCCCTCGACGACGTCTTTCGCTTCGAGCATCCCCTCGAAGATGCCGCGGGCGACCCGCTCCGACGTTGTCAGAGAGATGGCATGCTCGTCGCCGCCGCCGAGCCCTTCGCCGCCCCCGCCCCGCTGGTACGGCGTCTTGAGACCGTCGCTCGCGACCTTGTCGCCGGCGACGGTGACATGGAAGAGCGTCTCGGGGAGGGTGACGAACTTCTCGGCGTGTCGCTTCGAGAGCCCCTTCTCGATCGCTTGCTCTGCCGTCATCGTGCCTTCGGAGAGCGCAGCAAGCATGGCGGATTCCCATGCCTTCCCCCGCCGCGATCGCTCGCCCATGACCGCGGACAGTCCGTCCGGGTCAGATTGCCACGTTGCTTCGTTCGGGAGTGGCGGCCCGATGTCGTTCTCGTGGATCTCCGTCAATGGCTTGCCGCCGGTCCAGTCCCCGCCGGCGGCGCAGGTGTTCCCCGGCCCGAACAAGCCGCCGGCGACCTGACCGCAGGGATTCAGGGAGCGGGATTGCATCCCCCGGCCGGCGGCCTCGAACAGATCCGAGAAGCTAGCTGCTGGTCTCGGAAGTCCGAGCGCCAGCCCGGCGCCAGCGATGGATCGCTGGATCTGCTGCGGATCGGACAGTGTACCGGGGTAAACAATCATGGAAGCTCGTTATTGAAGTCCTCTCGATCCTGGGCGATCTCTGCCGTCTGGGCACCAACTGCTCGCGGGGCCGCCGGTGCCGGCGACTTGATGATGTCGAGGATCTGCTCGATGCCGGTGTCTCGCTTGATGCCGCCGAGCGCTACTCCGGACAGATACTCCGCGACTGTTTCGAGGGGGTTCGAGGCGCCGTAGACGCTGACGCGGGAGGCGATCCTCTGCGTCACCTTGTCCCCGGCCTTGCCGCCGGTGCCCTTGGTGATCTCGAACAAGTCGGGAGCGAGCAGGACTTGCGAGGCTAGCTTGAAGAGCAACTGGTCCCGACCGTCCAGATACTCCTGAGCGCGAAGGTCCGAGATCGGGCCGGTGGGCGGGATGCCGAACTCTCTCCGCATGCTCTTGGCGTGAGCGCAGTGAGCCGCTTCGTGATAGCCGGCGTGCATGAGCGACGGCGAAGAAAACGACTGGCTCGCGAACTGCGTGAGCATCTTCTTCTGTGTTGGTGCGTTGTCGGTGATGATCGCGATCTCGTCTGTCTTGGCGTTGTAGAAGGCGACCGGACTCGCGGCCTGCTGCCGGGCTTCGGCGACCGCGGCGTCGAACTCTTCTTGGGTCACTCCCAGCGGGTTTTCCGGAGACGCGATCCGGTCTCCGTATGCCGCCCGGAATCGCTGCTCGGCGAGATCGGACTCGATATTCCTCGACGTAGCGCGGACCGAGACGTCGGCGATTTCGGGGAAGTCTTGGATCGCTCGCCCGATGCCGACGACGAAGCCGGCGACGGACTGCTTCTGTGCGTCGCTGCACCCGGCCGACTCGCAGACGCCCGTGAGATCCTTGTCTAGCTCCGTCCCGTCGCCCTTCCAGCCGTAGGCCGCGAGAATCTCGGACGGCGGGGTGCCGTTCTCGAAGATGGCTTCGTAGGCCGATCGGACTTCGGTCTCGCCGGTATGCCCTGACTCGTCCTTCGCCGGCGTCGCGTCGAAGCCGGTGTCGGCAGCGGATCCGCCGGTGGAAGCGGCGCAGGTGTTCCCGATCCCGAATCGCCCCTTCGAGTCCTGCCCGCAGGGGTTCAGGGAGCGGGCTTCTTCGCCTTTTCCGCTTCGGCCTTGAGAGCCCTGGCGGCCATTTCCTTCATGGCCGCGATGAACTTCTCCTTCGGGGTGTTCCCCGGGAGTTGGAATCGCACGAGAGCCATGTCTCGCTCCGTTTCTTGGGTGATGAATCGACCTAACTGTAGTACGTCCTAGGGAATAAGTCTGTTCGGTGAAGCCCTTTGCCGCAAGCCAGTTGGCCCGCTTCGTGTCATAGTCCTCGGGCTTTCGGGGATCGTTGTCGGAGTAGTGGACGAAAGTGTCGTTGAACGTCGACATGTTGAAGACCGCTAGCTGCCGAGCATCGCGTGCGTCTTCGAGTGCCTTCTCGACGTCGCCGTGTTCGTACCGGGTGGCGACGTCGAGATAGAACTGCCCGCCGTCGAGCCAGCCGCCGATGAACTTCGTCTTGTCGTTTCCGTCGAGTTGCGCGGCGTACTTGTCGAACCAGTCACCGATCGTGCCGTCGGCCTTTCCGTCGGCGACGTCGCGAGCGCTGACCGTTGTCTGCTCCGGATTGAGGGAGACCATGATCCCGTCCTTCGGAGCTTGAAAAAAGACGGGGTCGACGGTGAATCCGTCGGCGTTCTCGGGCTTCGAGAGGATGTCGGCGATCGTGTCGATTCGCTCGCCCTTTTGTTCGGCGAGCAGCTTGTCGGTCATCGCGGCGTCGATGATCCTGACCGGCATGTCCTTGCCGAGCGCGTGATACATGGCGACGCGGTGATGCCCGTCGACGATATGGAGCTTTCCGTCGCCGTCGCGGAACAGCTTCGTGACGTAACCTTCGCGGAAGGAATCTTTGCCGCTGACGACCTTGTCGATCGGCTTCGTCTTCAACAGTTCTTCGTTCGCTTGAAGCTCGGAACCAAAGGGCAGAGTTTCGACGGGGAGCGTGTTCCACTTTGCATCGGAGAGCGTCCTGGCCTTCGCGACGACCTTCTCGTTCTCGGCCTTGAACTTCATGCCGTACTTCGACGACGGGACTCGTCCGGGAGGAACGGCAGATCCCCCGCCGCCGGCGTCGGAGTCGGCCGCGGCGCAGGTGTTCCCGAGACCGAAGCGCCCGTCGGGGTCTTGTCCGCAGGGGTTCAGGGAACGCGACTCGACAACGCCGTCGGGGCCGAAGCCGAGACGGCGAGCCTCGAAGGCCGCGAGCTTCTTTCGCATTTCGGCGATCGATTCGCCTTTTTCGGGGACGATGAACGTCATGAGCGGAGGATCTCCCGGAGTCCGATGGTTTTTTCGCCGGTGACCTTTGGGGGCTTCGCGGCTGGAGCGTGCAAGAGATCCATGACGGAATCCAATTCCGGATCTCGCTTGACACCGCCGAGAGCGACGCCAGTGACGTACTCGGCGGCAAGCTCGCGCTCGTTCGTTGTCGCGTACTTGCTGACCGTGTCCGCGATACGCTTCTCGCCAATGATCGCCAGCAACACAGAAGCGTCTTCGGCGTAGACGTTCATGGACATGACCACCTTTCGGAACTGCTCTTGGTTGAGCGCTCCGTTCGGAGGAAGCGAGTTGCGATTCCTGACTGCCTTCCAATGGGCGGCATGAACGGTTTCGTGGAAGCCGGTATGAAGCTGCGAAGGCGAAGACAAGACCTTCGAGACGTAGCGGGTCTTTGCGTCGTCGGCACTCGAAACGACGTCGGCGACGATGGTGATGGTGTCCTCGTGCGGCTTGTAGTAGCCGGCGA